ACGATACAGTGTATCTTGGTTGCGTTAATAGCATCTGTTTCTATATCAACTACTGCTCTCATTTGTCATGTCCATAAGGTATGCATCTTCTACGGGAATGTGAAAGAATTTTTCGCCCTTTCTTATCTTGTAGTTAGAGGCTTCTTTAACCTCGCAGTCCAGCAATGTGTTACCATCTACGTGCCATGCCTTTGTGCAGTCATGGTTAAAGACCACGAAAGTAAGAAGGTCATTATAACATTCGCTCTTCCACTTGTCAAGTAGTCTCTTCTTACGGTGTGGAATACGTAACTCTTTCCAACTGTCAGGCCACTCATCACTCTTCCAAGAATATTTTACCTCCACCTCATAGAGATGTCTTGGAAGTTCTGGACCTACAGTTGATACGATATCAAAGTAAGTTGTTTCATTGGTATCAATGTTAGTATGATCATGTTCCTTTAGCCAAGATACCATAGCTTCTTTTGCAGCCTTGTCAGCAATATCATACAGAGTTCTGTCAAACTTTTTACGAACCTCAGTCATTGTCATTCTCCAAGAAAGGGTTATCGATCTGTGTCATACGTCCTGTACCACCATCATAGTGAAGGTGACAGGCCACACCTGTATCTCCGGTGTACCTGTTCTTCAGGATACGGATAGAGGTGGTGTTAGCTTCGATAGGGTCGTCTGCCTGTTGATTACGCTCCAGTGCAATTACTGCATCAGACAGGTGAGCAATGGAGGCAGAGCCTCGTAAGTGTGACAGAGTAACCTCACGCCCATTCTCATGCCCGTTATCACCTGATGGCCTACGTAGGTGGCTGACCAGAAGTAGAGCAATGCCTGTCTCCTCAACAAGAGAGCGAAGCTTGGTCATCAGGATGTCGATAGACTTACGCTCATCGCCGTTGTCCTCCTGACCTGATACAAGGATAGATAGATGATCAAGGAAGACCCACTTGCAGTTAAGAGCCTTTGCCATGTACCTGACACGACCAAGAATCTCGTCGTTGTCGATGCTGCCAAAGTGATCGAACGCAAAGAACCTGCCAGAGTCAATCGTCTTGGCTTGCCAATCATCCAACTGTTCCTGCGTGTACTGTTCACGAATCTCCTTGATGTACAGCCTAGCGTTGGCCTCGACACTCATAAGGTTGAAGGCAGTCTGCTTCGTGTTCTCCTCCATAGCAAGCACACCAATATTATCCTTGGTGTTGTGCATGATATGATACATAAGCTCACGCATGATGCTGGACTTACCCATACCTGCACCAGAGGTAAACGTCACAAGCTCTCCGGTCCTGATGCCGTAGGTCTTGTCGTTCATGCCAGACCACGGATAGGGACAAGTCTCGTTGTGCGTCTCATCGTAGAGGCTACGGCCAAGGTCAGCAAGGTTGATGATACCTGCTGGTGTATAGGTACGTGCGCTCCACCATGACTGAGTAAACTTCTCACGCTGCCCCATCTTCAGATACTCATTGGCATCCTTCAGTTCAAGGTCCATGATCTTGCACTTGTTAGGCTCAAACAGTTTGGCAACAGCCTGTGCTGCATCCTTGCCCTGCTTGTCATTGTCAAAGCAGAGGACGATGGTATCGAACTTGTTAAGATACTCCAGCGACTGCTGACAATTCTTAACGGCAGACTGTGCGCCATTCTTGATAGACACCGAAGGCCACTTCGATCCCATCAATTCAAAGGCACTCATGGCATCAATCTCACCCTCGCAAACCGTGACAAACTTGCCCGTCTGACCAAAGATATTCTGACCAAACAAACCACACTTGCCAAGATCACCTTCAGACCAGAACTGCTTGTCGCTGGTGCGCCGGAACTTGGAAGCAAGGTGATTGCCATCCTTGTCATGGTACTTGTACATGTGCTTGTCTATCATAGTACCATTCTTAGTAACGGATACACCGTACTTCTTACAGGTATCTAGTGATAGCTTTCGATCAGGAATAGCTGAAAAAATAAAAGAAGATTCATTCTCGTTGTGCATTTTTACGACCTGTTTTGGTTGGGTATCCATTCTCTCTCCGTTTCTGTAGGGTTTAGATTCTTCGCAGCTAAAACATTTAGTTCCCCACTCGTAGTATGCCAGTGCATCTGACGAACCACAGTCGGGGCAGGGTTGGTGCGTTTTAAGTTCCATAGATATCTCCAGTGGATTAAGATAAGTTTACCATTTTCCTTTGCTCATGTCCATAAGTTCTTTACATAGTTCCTGTCGGTGTGCAGATATATCCTTTTCTATTGATACCAGTGTCTCTATCTTATCAACCATTTCCATACTACGCCACGGTGCTTTGAAGCAGGTCTGAACATGGCCTCTGTCTTTTGGTTTGTATATCTCTACGAGAACATCCATCGCTCTATCCTTTCTTGATTTCATAAACTCTTTCTGAAGATTGCTTGGTAAGATGTTGAGTGAGTTGTTCTCTATTTCGGAGTTCTTCTTCCGCCTCCTTCTTAGTATCGAAAGATTTAATTTCCACATCACCCCATTCCTTATTTAATATCAACTTCCACATAGCGCACCCCACGATTCAGGAAATAACTTTTCCATATGTTCTCCAATTAGTTTTACTACATCATGAGTTTCAACCTGTGCATCCTTACTACATCGTAGCTTATACACCCGTCCAAATGCCATAAGTGTACCAGACCAGTACCACTCTGTCAATAGACTTTGTGGTAGTATTGCTCTGGCCTGTTCTGCACATACACCTGAATCAATCATAGCTTTGTAAGAATCTTCGCAGTGACGTTGTGCATCTTGAAACATATGGTTTACCACACTTGGTGAGGCAACCGACTGCCTCGATGACCCCTGCTTTACGTTCTCAGCACTCTGTCTCCAGTAGTCAGGGGACCAGAACTCTGGATCAGTTTTGATATACCTTCGGCTCACCTCATTCCAGACCAGACCAACCTGATGCTTCATAAGCTGGCGTGCTACAAAGATAGGTGCCTTGATCCTAAACTGTGCAGAGCCATGACCAAATGGGGTCCAGTGATTATGCTTGGCAAGATACTTTATTAGTTTAATATCTTTATCTTGAAGCACTCCCTCAGTGGGTCCACCAAAAGGTATTACTTCCCAAGATGATTCTTTATCAAAGCTTACCCGTGCTGCATTTACAACACTGAGATCACTGCCCATATGATCAATCAATTCAACAGTCATCGAATGTATCTTCCCACAGTTCATGTACAAAAGAAACTTTGTCTTCCATAATATTATCTGCTTCTTTTTTTGCTAATTTCCTAGCTTCTTTGTAGGCATATCCATCATCAACATACTCCCTGATAAGGTCACGCATTAAACCGCTGCGTTCTTTCTGCCATAAATTTTTAGCCATCTCACTCTAAACCCTCTAAGTCTTTGAAAAATTTATCTCTTTCTTCTTGTAATGTTACATCATATCCTGATTCTTTCATCATTAACCATAGCTCTTCACCGTACCCTAAAGATTTTCTCAGTACATCCTCTTTCTGAAGTCTGTGCCAATCAAAGTCATAAACTTTTGTCATCGTGTTCCACCCATCCAGTGTTAGCATTTACTTGTTTCTCTTTTGCTAAGTCACTTCTTAATTTATCTATTATCTTTTCTTGTTCTTTTACTCTGGACTTTAACATCTTAATATTAGTATTTAATATATCCCAAGCTGATTTTAAGTTGCTGTCTTCTGACATAGTATACTCCCATCATTGAGTGTTGTCAATATAAAAGACATGATTATCTATCTGCCCTACGATAGAAAACCTCTCATCCAATGCCCAGTAGGGCAGTACATATGAAGCATGGTAGTGCGTAGCACCCTCTGTATGGAGCAGGATAACGCCCTTCATGGCAAGCCCTGCTGCATTCACTGCTTCAGCATATGCATCTACATTGGCAATAGTTTCTGGCTTACCATCGCACCAGTAGGAGAAGTGGCACTTGTTTCTGACAGGCTTGCCCTTCCATGTTCTACCCTGTCGTACCACATCACATATATTATCTGGATACCTTTCGGACTGCACTCGTTGAAGTATAACATTTGCCACAGCAAGTTGTGCAACAAAAGATTCTGAACGTGCTTCAAAGTACACTGCTTCTGCAAGACAGGATAGCTCATCTGCTTTTGCTTGTGTAGAAAATACAATTACAACAGCTACTATAAAGTTAAACATGATAAGTTTAAAGTAGTTCATTGCATCCTCTCAATTTTAATTCCAAAGGGGAATCCATTCTGAAGTTCCCTGATACCATGACACATAAGATATGCCGCAGCATCTTCATAGGTTGGGAACGTATGTATTTCTTCGTCTTCTTCAGAAATCATTGCATCAACGCTATCAATGTCACTCAAGCCATCAATATCTACTTGTGTTATAATGTAATTCATTATATAATTCCTATTAATATTAATTCTATTATAGTTCCAACCACATCTATAATCATCGACCTTGTCCTCTATATTTTTTATAGCTGCGTCTCTTATGTTTATTGTTGGGACGGGAAAGATTCCCCGCCCCGATGGATGTACGCTTCTTGATCCGATGTAGTGTCGGGTCGTACTTGTTGTCAGTCTTCTTTGACATTGCTTTCTAAATCCCTCTTAACTTGTTCTAGTTGCCGTGCGGCCTCGCAAAGTTTATGAAAGTCAGACATAAACATATCCCCTTCACAGTTCCACAAGGTATCTACGGGACCGCAGACTAGCGGTATCAACCTCTGTATAAATTCTTCTGCGGTTACTTCTTCGTTGTATTTCCACTTATACATTATACAGTCTCCAGCCTTTTCCAATGTGGTGAGTCCATCATCTTACGCACCCTGTCTTCACGCAGCACTCTGGTATTTTCTTTAGGCACATGGGTAGACCATGCCGTAGCTGCCTGATAAGCAGTCCACAGGGTGCCTTCAGTCTGTTGTGAATAGCCTTCATAGTTACCACGCCCAATCAGGTGACGGTTCTCTTCGTCAAAGGTTTTCATCAGGTTGGACAGCATCACCTTGTTAGGTTTATGCGCTTTGGTCACGTTGTCCATACGCTTTGCCAGCGTGTTGCTGAACAGACTGATAGCCTGATCTCTATGGACAGGAGTATTATACCACATTTTCATCTGATCCATGCCATCATTTGCAATAAAATCAGATGCAGCCCTGATCTTACTGGCAAAGCTGCTGACAGAGAAGTTCTTTGAGTGGCGACCATACACATAGGCCAGCTTGTTACCATCAACAAGGGTATTGTAACACGCCTGACGGAAGTAACCCATCATCCCATTGTTAGCCCATGTCCTGTTGTGGCTGGTGCGGAACTTGAACTGAGGTATGACCGTATCATTCCTGTCGTCTATCGTTGTGGCTTCAGCATGGAACTTGGCAGTAAGTTCTAGCTGTTCACCATGACCAATTACATTGGTTTGAAACTCAGCACCATCAAGATCAATACCTGACATAGCAATAGACTCTTCAAGATTCTCTACGATATTAAGATATTGCACAGGCTCATAGCTTTCAGACACAATCGCAATAGGTTCTTTGCTATCAGTGCGACGTAGACCGACACCTAATGAGGGGTCAATCATTCCTCCAGTTCCTTCGTGAGGAAGGTTGAACGCACCAAGAGAAAACTTTTCTACATGAAAGTTAAGTACATCTTTGTTAAACATTTTGGTTCTCTTTCATCTTTAGGTTGAAACGTATTGTATATAAGTGCTGAATGCACTGTGACACTTTGTCACTGTCTTCTAGTTTTACTAAGCCATTCAACTGAAGTTGGCTCAACACTTCAAGAGTTTCTTCTATAGCCTCAAGCTGTGTCATAGTTCCATCTTTCATAACCCTCTGAAAGGGAA